GGGGAAGTACTAATGAAAATAAAACTATGAAAAACCTAAACGAAGGTAAAAAGAAAAAAGGTAAAATGACCTACGAAGCAGCACTTAGAGAAATAGATGCTCAATCAGCTATCGTAGCAATGGAAGCTAAAATCGAAAAGCTAAAAGAAATGGCTACGAAGAAAAAAGAAAAAATGAAAATGGTTCAGGAAGATGAAAATTTATCTGAACTCATAGATAAAAGGGCCATGAACGAAATGATGAAAGAAATCAAGCAAATTGAAAAAATGCAAGAAAAGCTTGAAAGACTTTATGAAAAGAAAAATGGTAAAAAAATGCCTGAAATGGTAGATGAAGAAATGGATGATAAAATCAACCCAGGAAATACTGAAGATGATCAAGCTAAAAAAGATGCTTATGATTATGATGCAAGACCTGCTCATATGAAAGAAGAAGAATTAGATGAAGCTCACTGCAATACAGAAGAAGATGATACTAATGTAAAAGAAGAAACTAACGAAGAAGTTAACAGATGGCAAAAGCTGGCTGGACTTTAAAACATACAGACTGATTCATAACCAGTCGCTTTAAAAAATTAATTAGACAGTTGTGGCGTCTCACTTGGAGATGCCACTCTTTTTTCGTATATTAACAACAAAATCAAATCAATAAATGAGAAATGTAGTAATTGTAGGAGCAGGTGTAGCAGGTATTAATGCAGCCACTAAATTAGTAGATAATAATTATCAAGGTAAAATTACAATTATAGATATGGGTAAGGACCCATAAGACAGATTACCTGAAGAAGTAATGACAGGAATGTTAGGTGCAGGAGGATGGTCAGATGGTAAATTAACTTACCATACAGGTGTAGGAGGTCAATTATCAAAATATTGTGGAGAAGAAAAAGCAATGGAGTTAATGGATCAGGTGATAAATAATTTTAAACGTTTTCACCCTAAACCAGAAGAGGTACAATGTTCAGATCCACAAGCAGAACCAGAATTTATCAAACCATATTTTGGATTAAAACTATTTCCTGTATGGCATGTTGGTACAGATTATTTACATGAAATAGGTAAAAACTGGTATGATTATTTAGTTGATGGTGGAGTTGAATTTCATTGGGAAGCTAAGGTTAGTGATATTAATTTTAAATATAATGAAATAATATTCAACTCAGTTAAACCAGAATTTTCTCAAATGGATAATGATAGTTTATTTTATGATAAATTAATATTTGGTGTAGGTAAATCAGGCATTGATTTTGGTAAACGTTTAGCTGAAAGATATAAACTACCAACTGAACCCAAAGCAGTACAAATGGGAGTTAGATTTGAAGCACCACAACATCACTTTCAAAAACTAATAGACATTTCATATGATTTTAAATTATATAGAAAATTTGAAGATAAAGGTGTATCATTAAGATCATTTTGTACTAACAATAATGCAGCTTATGTAGCAGCAGAGCACACATATGGAGATATTAGTTATAATGGCCATGCTAAAAAAGATCCAAGTTATAAAAATGATATGACTAATTTTGGTATACTAATGGAAATTAGAGGCATAGATAAACCATTTGATTGGTCAAGAGAAGCAGTTAAAAAACTACAAAAAGGTGGTAAGGGTACATTTTACTCACCTAACTCAAATAGAGTACCATCTAAAACATCAGAAGGTGATTATGTTAAAGTAGAAGTAGTTAATAGTATGGACTCATTATATGATGCTTTAGGTGACTATGCTTTGTATATTGAAGATTTTATTGAAGATATGAAAAAAGTATTTCCAACATTGGGTAATGATTGGGGAATTTATATGCCTGAAGTTAAGTATCTATCACCTGAACCACTAGTAAATTATAAAAATTTATCTTTAACAAAATATCCAAATGTACATTTTGTAGGTGATGCTTTATCGGCTAGAGGTATTACAGTATCAGGATCACAAGGAATTTATGTTGTTGAAAATATGATAGAGAATGATGCTTATATGAAAGATAGAAAGTTTAAAAAATTAGAAAAAGAAGATGAATACGATGATTATTTTGAACATAGTTTGTTTATTTAAAAAATCTTTTGTATATTCACAATAAAACTAAGTATGGCAAAAAAAGAAAAATTTTACGAATATAAAACAATAAGAGTTGGTAATGCATATCACCATTTATTTAGAGGTGGAGAAAATGAAAATTGGATCCATCATAACCCAGATGGCCCTGCTATTCAAAGGGTAACAGAGGGTGATAAAAGCGTAGAAGAAAAATATTATATTTTTGGTCATGAAAAAACTAAAGATGAATTTAAAGAATATAATCAAGAAAAAGAAGGCTTACCATGGTATAAAAACCCATCAATGAAAGCTGTAGCAAGATTTTAATTATGAAAATAGGTTTTTGTGGTACAATGAGTGTAGGTAAAACTACACTAGTAAATAGTTTAAAAAGTTTACCTGAATTTAATAAATATGAATTTCGAACAGAACGTTCTAAACATTTAATGTCATTAGGTATTCCATTAAATACTGACTCTACACTAAAAGGTCAAACAGTATTTTTATCAGAACGATCAGCTGAATTAATGCAAAAAAACATTATTACAGATAGAACAGTTTTAGATGTTATGGCATTTGCACACTGTTCAAATTCAATGAATTATGTAGAAAAGGAAAATTTTATACAATTAGCTGCTTGTTTAGTTCATGAATATGATTACATATTTTATGTTTCTCCTGAAGGGGTAGATATAGAAGATAATGGTGTTAGAGAAACAAATGCTGAGTATAGACAAACTATAGATAATTCAATTAGATACTTTATTACTAGATATGGTCCTAGAATTAAAAATTTAATTCAAATCAAAGGTACTACAGAAGAACGTATTAGAGTTATACAGGAGACACTTTCTCCACAATATGTATAACAAATACTTTACAATGAAAAAATCTGAATTAAAAGAAGCAATCAAAGCAGAAATTACATCTGTACTATCTGAACAAAGTAACAATCCCGATTTTGATAAAAAAGTAGCAAGTTTTGCTAAAAAAATCAATAATGAAATGGATTATCCTGGTGGAGTACTAGAAGCCATGAAACAAATTAAAAGCCGATTAGAAAGAATCATCAGTAAAGTAGAAGATGCTAAACGTGGAGGTGCAGAAGAAGAACCACTTATGAAAATGATTGGTTTAAAAGAAGCTATGTTTAATGAAGATGCAGTATTAGAAGATGTCATGCTTGCTATAGATCTTCACTTAGATGGTCAAATAGATTATAATGAAATGTCTAGGAAAGTAGAAAATCTCATCTCAGGAAAAATAAAACCGGATTTTAGGGTAATGAACGAAGAAGATTTAAATGAAATTAGTTCTAGAGAAGCTAATGCTCAATTAGAAGAAATAGAAGAATATCAAAAAAGCATAGCACGACTTGTAACTCAAGATTTAAAAAATGAACCTGACATAGATGCTTTTATTAGATTAGTATTAAATGATGTTAATAGAACTCTTACTAGAGTTAAAAACTTAAAGAAATTTAAAGGATTTCAAGTAACCTTTGCTGATATAAGAGAAGCAGAATATACAGATAGAGTTGGAAAATCTAGATTAGCATCAAACAAATACAAACAAGCTGATGAATTTAATAAATCTTATGATAGTGTAGCACAAGCAGCAGCAGAGAAACAATTTGATGATGATGTTATGGATAAAGCAGCTTCTAAAAGGGCTAAAAAAGAAAAAATAGGTAAGCAAGCTTCTAAATTATCACAAGCTGATGAAGACAGATATGAAAGAATAAAAAATGGTCTTGAAAAACTTAAGAAAAAAGGTGATGAAGAAAGCATTAAAAAAATGAAAGCTATCTTAGGTAAGAAAGAAGTTGAAAAATTAATTAAAGCTAAAGGAAGAACAAAAGCTTCTTTTATGTAAAAAATAAATTTTGAAAAGTATATTCAAAAACTTTCAATCCCTAATCATAATAGGGTTAATAATAGTTATATTTTTACTTAGAGAATGTAGAGGAGAAAAAACTCCCCTACCTACAGAACCTGTAAAGGTAGTAAAAGTAGAAACTAAATATGATACTATTGTAAAAGAAGTAACAAGTTATGTACCCGAGTATAGAACAGAGGTAAAATGGAAAACTAAAACTATACATGATACAATAGAGGTACATGATACTATCCCAATAGATACAGCTTCAATATTAGAAGATTATTTTAAAGCTTATGCTTATAATGATACTTTAAAAGAAGATAGTATTACACTTATTGTAAATGACATAATATCTCAAAACCAGATAATGTCAAGAAATATTAAATATAGTTTAGTATATCCTACAACAACAATAACAACAGAACGTGAGGTTAATAAAAGAGAATTGTATGTTGGATTCGGTATAGGTGGAGATAGGCAGCAATTAAGCTTTGCGGGGGGTGAATTATTATTAAGAAATAAAAAAGAACGAATATATGGGGTAGGATTAGGTATAAACAATAATTTTGAACCAATTTTAACCTTCAAAATGAGTTGGAAAGTTAAAATGCCAAAACTAAAAAAACCTAAAATCACTATTCCAATAGATGTTGACCCAACAATTGAATGAGTGATATTAAAAAAGTAATAAGACAAGAATATTTAAAGTGTGCTAGTGATCCTGTACATTTTATGAAAAAATACTGTTTTATACAACATCCCCAAAGAGGTAGAATTCAATTTGCATTATTCCCATTCCAGGAAAAAATGTTAGCTTTATTTAAAGATAATCCTTATTCCATAGTTTTAAAATCTAGACAATTAGGTATATCTACTTTATCTGCAGGCTATTCTTTATGGATGATGCTTTTTAATAAAGATAAAAATATACTTTGTATAGCTACAAAACAAGAAACAGCTAAAAATATGGTTACAAAGGTAAAATTCATGTATGAAAATTTACCTTCATGGCTTAAAATAGATGCAACCGAAAATAATAAATTAAATTTACGTTTAAAAAACGGATCCCAAATTAAAGCTACCTCAGCAGCCTCAGATGCTGGTAGATCAGAAGCAGTATCTTTACTAATAATAGATGAGGCAGCATTTATTGAAAATATAGGTGAAATATGGGCCTCAGCACAACAAACACTAGCAACTGGTGGTGGTTGTATAGCAATATCTACTCCTTATGGTACTGGGAATTGGTTTCACCAAACATGGTTAAGAGCAGAAGAAAAAGCAAATGATTTTTTACCTATTAGATTACCATGGTTTGTACACCCAGAAAGAGACCAAGCATGGAGGGACAGACAAGATGAATTACTAGGTGATCCTAGAATGGCAGCACAAGAATGTGACTGTGATTTTTCAACATCTGGTGATGTTGTATTTTACCCTGAATATATAGAATTTTATGAAAAAACTTACATTAAAGATCCTCTTGAACGTCGTGGGGCTGATAGAAATTTATGGGTTTGGGAACCATGCGATTATTCGAGAACATATATGGTTGTGGCTGACGTCGCTAGAGGAGATGGAAAAGACCACTCAGCATTCCACATAATAGATGTAGAAAATAATACTCAAGTAGCAGAATATAGAGGACAATTAGGTACAAAAGAATATGGACATTTACTAGTGGGTATAGCTGCAGAATATAATGAAGCACTATTAGTAGTAGAAAATAATAGCATAGGTTGGGCTACAATACAAACAATAATAGATAGGGGTTATCAAAATCTTTATTATTCACCTAAGAGTGGAGAAGTAAGATCTGATTCGTATTTTGACCAGTATATGGATACATCAAAAATGGTACCTGGATTTACAATGTCATCTAGAGTTAGACCTATGGTAATAAGTAAATTTCAAGAATATTTAAGTGATAAAGGTGTAACTATACAAAGTAAAAGATTAATGGAAGAAATGAAAACTTTTATTTGGAGAAATGGTAGACCGGAAGCACAACAAGGTTACAATGATGATTTGGTTATGTCATTTGGTACAGCAATGTACATGAGAGATACAGCATTTAAATTTAAACAACATGGAATAGATTTAACTAAAAACATGTTAACAAATATAGCTTCAACCAAAACAAATTATAATGGAGCTTATCAAGCATCTAAGGATAAAAATCCATGGCAAATAGATAACCCATACTCCAACGGAAAAGAGGACATTCGTTGGCTCTTATAATATTTATACAATATATATATCATGGCAGATACAAGATTATTTTCAAGACTTAAAAGATTATTTTCAACCGATGTAATAATTCGTAACCAAGGTGGTAACCAACTTAGGGTTATGATGTTAATAAAATCCAACAATCTGGAGAATATGAAAATAATTCATTAGTAGATAGATTTAATAGGTTATATTCAACATCACCTACTTCATTATATGGTTACCAAAGTAATTTTAACTATCAAACATTAAGACCTCAATTATACTCAGAATATGATGCTATGGATACTGATGCTATTGTAGCTTCTACTTTAGATATTATAGCGGATGAAAGTACTCTTAAAAATGAAATGGGTGAAGTATTAACTATTAGATCTTCAGATGAAAATATTCAAAAAATATTATATAACTTATTTTATGATGTTTTAAATATAGAATTTAATCTTTGGCCTTGGGTTAGAAATATGTGTAAATATGGAGATTTTTTCTTAAAATTAGAAATAGCAGAAAAATTTGGTGTTTATAATGTTATACCTTACAACGCATACCATCT